GCCTCTTCGATCTCAGCCACAGAGGTCTCAATGGCTTGTTGCAGCGCAGGTGTAACTACCTTAGAACGCTCAGAGTCGCGTGTCCGGTCTTCACCGGCCCAGATGCCACGCCAGAGGCGCTCATACTCTTTCCAATACTCTAGGTAGTTCTCATCGCGGTGGTTGCGCCACTCATCGATGTGGCTCATGATCCACTGCGTGATCTTCATGTCACGACTGCTGTATTGGTAATCTTTGTCTTCCATCACAGATCCTTATCAAGAGAAGAATCAAATAGACTTACAATTTCAATCTTAGGCATCGGTAGGAATACCTTGTCATCCTTCATGCCTTCTTGCTTGGCGGCGGTGATGACACGCATCATGCACTCAGGTCCAAACTTCTTCTCAATCTCGTCTTTGATTACAGACCAGACGTTATCGTTTTTAACCAAAGAGTCCCAGTTCAGGGGAGCCATCATTCCATACTCTTCGTCTTCGTATTCTTTTTCGTAGTCCATTTTTTACCTCTCAGTAGCCAGCTATGGCATCTATTGGTTCATAGGTGTCGTCATCTACATCTTGTAATACTTCTGCTATTGCAATCTGATCGATGTAAGACAACGCATCAATCAAGTCATCGTGCACCTGTGGATTAGGGAAGTTGAGCAGTTCATCTACTACCTCTCTATTCCACGCTGCTTCGTTGAACACAATCTTTCCGTGTTCCATCCTGCCTTGCAACGACCATGCAATTCTGTCTGCTTTCTTCTTGTTGCCGTGTGTGAGATCATCCACCCTAAAGTAGAAGTTGTATCTCCGCATCATGTCACTCAAGTAAGGTAGCACTGCATTCTTTAGTGCTCCTCGCTCGATGCCAACACACACTGGCTCGTAATCTCTTACTGCTTCAAAGATCCTTTGTGCGGTTTCTTTGATGTCCCAACGTCCGTACTCGATATTGCAGACCCACCATGTTCCATCAGGTGTGACCTTAACGATAGCAATAGCAGATTGGTCAAGGCGCTTTTTCTTGGCTGTGGTGGCTGCTGCAACATTCTCGAAGCCAGCCAAGTCCACAGCGATATAGTATCTTCCAATATTAGGTTCGGTGTCATCAATCTTTACCCATTCTTCTTTGAAGATGCCACCAGAGGCTGCTTCGAATGAAGCCATGAACTCGGTTCTGAACGCAAAAGAAGACATAGACTTTCTTGCGGTTTCGATTTCGTTGGGGTCAAGCAACGGATTGTCGAAACTGGTGAAGTGCCAAGATTTGTAGTCTTTGTCTTTCCCGTCAGTACCATAGGTGTAGAGTTCATAAAAATGGTTGCGTCCCATCGGTGTACCGATAAACAGTGCCTTTCCTTTTAAGTCTGCCAACGCTGGTCGCAGGATCTGCTCAAACACTGCAGGCTTCATGTCTGCGTACTCATCTAGCACAACAAACTTTAGCGAAACACCACGCATCGTCTCTGGTCTATCAGCACCTTTGAGGCTAATCATCGCACCGTTGACCAGCTTGATCTGCATATTGTTCACATGGCTGGACTCAATTACAGGATGTCCAAGTTCCAACAACGTCTGCCACATGATATCCCTGGCCTGTCCCTGTGTTGGTGCTACATACCACACATTGCCTTTGTTGGTCTGCAGTGCCTCAACGATGAGCATCCAGGCTGCTAACCTAGATTTACCAGTTCTACGGCCAGCAGCGACTACCTTAAATCGACTGTCATCGTTCCACACCTGCTGCTGCCAAGGCAGTAACTTAATATCAAGTTCCACTGTAGTCTACATCCTCAGCATCTATGGTGTCACTGGCATCAATCTTGGTATCGCCAACACTGCTAATGTTAATGACGATGCCTTTGTTACCAGCAGCCTTGTCTTTCTCAAAGTAGGACAAAGGCAATAATCTATCAGCACACATCTTGAGCATCGCTGCCTGATCCTTATCAGTGGGATCTAAGGCTTTCTTGATGATGGTCTCAATGATGTGATCGCCTTTAGTGGTCAGCAATCGCGCATGGAACTCGCGTATCCTTGCTGCCTCACCTGGCGGTCTGCCACGAAGTTCTCTCTTCTTCTTGGCCTCTATCGCTGACTTCTTTGGTCTGCCAGCACCATTCTTATTTTTTACTACAACAGGAGAGACTTCTGTCTTTGTCTCCAGATCAGACATTATTTCTTACGGCTAGGCATCGCAGGCTTTGCTGTGCTGCGGATAACAGGCTTAGGCTGTACCATGGCAGGTTTGGCTACACTGCGTACAGGAGGCTTCGGTGTTCCACTCATTCGTGCTTTCATGTCAGCTGCACGAGCAACCTGTGGAGGAGTAGGAGTTGAACGCTTTGGAGCAGCTGTCATCTTTGGCGCAACACCAAGCAAACCACCCATACCAGCTTTAGGCACACCACCAACAGCGCCTGATAATTTAGGCAGAGTCTTACCACCAGTCACTATCGGATTAGGGGACACACCAGGCTTAGGCTTTTTCATACACGCTCCTATATACAATATTGGACACAAAGAAAATATATTTTTTTTATTAAATCTTACTCAATATAGACTGCACGGTAAGTACAATGTCTGGGTGCGCTATAGGGGGAGGTTTTTATCTATAACCTCCCTTTTTCATTGTTGTCGCTTGCTTGCTATATTGATAGTAGGATTATAGCATATTTTTATTGATTTGTCAAGTTATTTTTATTACTTTCTTATCTTTAGTGCACAACATTGATCAATACTGCCCAACAGTGGCCTACCGCAGTGCACAGATTCCAATGCCAATTTCATTGATCTATGCTGATCTTTGGTGGTAATTCCTAACTATTTGATAACATTAGTTCTTTTTTATTATTGCTTTAGTGGTATTAGTGTACTATTTTACCTCTTTTTTGTATCTGTAGTGGTGCAACAATATTATCTCTACAGCAGCTATCCCACCCCCCGGTAGTGAGCACTCACATCTATGTTGCAATGCAGCATTGTTGCAGCGCAATATACATATATATGCATATACAGTGGTGTGCATAGCCATATGTTGCAGTGCAGCATTAGTGTGTGCTTACTTCGCAGGCTATGTTGCAGTGCAGTGAGAATGTGGCAGTGTTGCACCCTATTGGTGCATCATAGGATACCGCACTACCTTGGTGCGTCTATGTTGCAGTGCAGTCTATGCTGCACTATGCTGGTGCATTGCCTGGAATACCTGAGCACAGTAGTCAAGATAAGGGTTTTCCCTAGTATCTTTGCTGGCACTGAAGCGTTATAGTAGATGTCATAGCAAGACAACAACAAAGGAAACAGCCATGGAATACTTAAGACTAACAAACGGAACTAAGACAATAATTGTCATCGATCAAGACAATTCTGCCAATGCCGCATGGCCGTTTGCAATCAAGGTTAAAGAAGGCAAAGGTAGATTCCAAGATCTAGACTCACGGACTAACTTAGAAGCAGCAGTGACGGCAGCGGTAGAAGAATTTAGATCTTCTTATGGGTTTATAATTAATTAATTAACCTAGACTAGAAAGGCAGGACAATATGGACTTAAACAAATGCAAGACACAGGCAGAGAGAATGGCACAAAGGGCTGTTAGTGCTGGCACAATTGACATTGACGGACAGACCTACACGCTAAAATTCAAGTCCTCTGAATGGGTTTATACTGTGCATGATAGCGATGGAAATTTTGTTATAAACTTTAATACCAAGAAGATAACAGAGGCGAAGAAATGGCTTAGAGAACATTTTGCAGTTTAACTTAACTAAAGGAAACCTAGACATGAGCAACGATACCAAATACAACGGCTGGACCAATTACGCCACTTGGAGAGTCAATCTTGAAGTGTTCGATGGCATGGACATCATGGAGTATCTTGGGCCGTGTGCCGATGTTCACACGTTAGCGGATAGCATGAAAGAATTTGCAGAGAACATCATCACGGATTATAAATCAGAAACAAACTTAGCACAGGACTATGCTTTGGCATTCTTGTCTGATGTTAATTGGTACGAAATAGCGAAGCATTATCACACTGAAGAAAGCGATGCATGAAATGCTAACCAATATATGTAGCCTTAAAGAAGTGCAAGACAATTGGATTGAATGGATATCAAAACAATTTAATGATGATCTTGATTCTAGAATTATCGACAAAGGTTTAGAATTGATTGCTGAAGATGTAGATTATTGGGCGGACCATTCTTTCTGGGCTTTGTTTAATGAAGTAAAATTATTTATAAAGGATTGATAATGGCACTACTAGAGACCTTAACACTTATCGCTGCATTGGTGGCTATCGTTGCGGTTATGATGCCTTGGAGCCTAAAGTGAAAAAATACAGCGTACCTATTAACTACATTGTATGGGTTGACGTTGAAGCAGAGGACGAAGCAGAGGCAATCGAAAAGGCTTCCTGTGTTCCGTTCACTGTCTCTGTGACCAATGGGCTTCAAGCGGAATACAACGATTACGGGACACCATACGAATATGAGGACGAATATGCCAACAATTGAGCACCGTGGTTATCTGCTACACTATCAGAGCAACACAGGCGAAACAGTACGCCAAGCACCCAATGGCAGCGTCAAAGTATTCGCTAGTCTTAGGGCTGCGAAGTTATCAGTGACCAAATTAACAAAGGACAAGGACAATGAACCCACAAGACCATGTTGCAATCAAAGCAAGTAATGCAGCAGAGATGCTGCTCAGATTGACTAATTTTGAGTTAGGCTATGTTGCCGGTGTATTGGCAGAGAATCACCCTGGCCTGGCGCAACAGTTAGGCATTGCCTTAAAATTAAACCTTGAGGATATCTATGG